ACATCCCACCACGACACGGTAAGTCTAATTTAGTGTCAATTATGTATCCAGCGTGGTTTCTGGGGCGTAATCCCAACAAAAAAGTAATGATGGTGTCCCATACGACGGATCTGGCGGTGGATTTTGGTCGTAAAGTACGTAATTTGATCGCTACAGACGGATATAAAGAGATATTCCCTACAGTTAGCCTAGCAATAGACTCTAAATCAGCAGGTAGGTGGAATACCAACGTGGGTGGTGAGTACTATGCCTGTGGTATTGGTTCATCCATCGCAGGTCGAGGCGCAGACTTACTATTGGTTGACGACCCCCACTCGGAACAGGACGTAATCAACGGGAACTTCGAGGTATTTGCGAAAGCCTACGATTGGTTCACGTTTGGTGCTCGAACTCGTCTGATGCCCGGAGGCCGTGTGGCGATTATACAGACACGTTGGCATATGGATGACCTGACGGGGCGTGTAACCAAGGATATGGTGAACAATGAACGGGCTGATCAGTATGAGGTGGTGGAGTTTCCCGCGATACTGGACGTAGATGACGAAGAAGGGACTCCGATACAGAAACCTCTGTGGCCTGAGTTCTTTGACCTCGAAGCACTACTAAGAACAAAAGCGTCTATGCCGACTTTCCAGTGGAACGCCCAGTATCAGCAGGAACCGACCGCAGAAGAGGCCGCACTGGTTAAAAGAGATTGGTGGCAGATATGGGAGCCTGAAGATCCGCCTCCCTGTGAATATTTAATTATGTCCTTGGACGCAGCCGCCGAAACACATAACCGCGCAGACTATACGGCCCTCACTACGTGGGGGGTGTTTATGAATGAAGAGACCGATGCGTATAATATTATCTTGCTAAATAGTATAAAAAAGCGTATGGAGTTCCCTGAGTTAAAAGAGCTGGCGATGGACGAGTATGCTGGGTGGGAACCTGATGCGTTCATTGTGGAGAAGAAGAGTGCGGGCACGGCTCTCTATCAGGAGATGAGGCGTATGGGATTACCGATACAAGAGTATACCCCTCACAGGGGGTCTGGTGATAAACTAGCGCGGCTAAACTCAGTAGCAGACATCGTAGCGTCTGGTATATGCTGGGTTCCTGAAACGAGGTGGGCTGAAGAGGTAGTTGAAGAGATTGCAGGATTTCCGTTTATGAGCCATGATGACTTGGTTGACTCCACGGTCATGGCACTAATGCGCTTTAGGCAGGGCGGCTTTATTCGTCTACCAAGCGATGAACCGGAAGACATACGTTACTTTAAACAACGTAAGGGTGGATATTATTAATGGCGATTGAAAAAAGTGTATATGCAGCTCCAGAAGGTATGGAAGGTGAGCTGATGACCGAAGAGAGCGCAGGGCTGGAAATTGAGATAGTTGATCCTGAGATGGTGACACTTGACGACGGTAGTGTTGAGATCACAATAATACCCGATGCGAAAGTAACGGATATGATGGACTTCGATGCAAACCTAGCAGAGTTTCTCGAAGAGAACGCACTTAATTCTTTGTCCCAAGATCTTTTAGGACAAGTAGACGCAGACATCGATAGCCGAAAGGATTGGGCAGATACATTTGTTAAAGGGCTGGATGTACTTGGATTTAAGTACGAAGAGAGGACTGATCCGTGGGAAGGAGCTTGTGGGGTCTATTCTACAATCTTAGCAGAAGCAGCTATTCGCTTCCAAGCAGAGACCATGAGCGAAACATTCCCTGCGGCTGGCCCTGTTAGGGTTAAAGTACTTGGCGAAGAAACAAAGGACAAGGAAGATGCCGCAGACCGCGTAAAAGCGGATATGAACCACGAGTTAACAGACCGTATGGTGGAGTACCGCCCCGAACATGAACGGCTGTTATATAGCCTTGGATTGGCAGGGTCAGCGTTTAAGAAGGTATATTTTGATCCAAACTTAGGAAGGCAGGTTGCTGTCTACATCCCTGCGGAAGATGTCATTATTCCTTACGGCGCATCAAATATAGAGACAGCAGAGCGTGTCACCCACGTTATGCGTAAGACTAAGAACGAATTAAAGAAACTCCAAGTTAATGGTTTTTACCGTGATGTTGAATTGGGGGAACCACAGGCGTTCCATACTGATATAGAGAAAGCCAAGGCAGAAGAAGGTGGGTTCTCTCTTACAGACGATGACCGGTTTGCGGTATACGAGATACACGCCGATCTAATTATTGAAGAGTTAGATGATTCAGATGATGGCATAGCTAAACCATATGTCGTTACGATAGAACGAGGTTCTGATGAGGTCTTATCGATAAGAAGGAACTGGAACCCTGACGATGAGTTGACCCTTAAACGTCAACATTTTGTACATTATGTTTACGTCCCCGGATTTGGGTTCTACGGACTTGGGCTGATACATATAATAGGGGGATACGCAAAAGCAGGAACATCTCTTATACGGCAATTGGTGGACGCAGGGACACTTTCCAATCTTCCGGGCGGTTTAAAAGCCCGTGGTCTACGTATTAAAGGGGACGATACCCCGATAGAGCCGGGAGAGTTTAAGGATGTAGATGTCCCGTCAGGAAGTATTCGTGACAACATCATGCCTCTTCCTTATAAAGAGCCAAGTCAGACTCTACTAGCCCTTCTTAATCAGATTACACAGGAAGGTAGACGATTAGGGGCGATTAGTGACATGAATATCTCTGATATGTCAGCTAATGCACCGGTCGGTACGACTCTGGCTTTATTAGAACGCACCCTCAAGCCTATGGCAGCGGTACAGGCGCGAGTCCACTATGCGATGAAACAGGAGTTTAAACTCCTTAAAGCGATAATGGAGGAATATGCCCCCGCAGAATATGGGTATGAACCTATACGGGGGGCAGTAACCGCAAGACAGGCCGATTATGCGCTGGTAGACGTAATTCCTGTCAGTGATCCGAACAGCTCGACAATGGCGCAACGTGTGGTGCAGTATCAGGCAGTACTGCAAATGTCGCAGTCAGCTCCCCAGATATATAACCTGCCGCAGTTACACCGGCAAATGATTGAGGTATTAGGAGTTAAGAACGCGGATAAGCTTGTCCCGACAAAAGACGATGCGAAACCTACAGATCCTATAAGTGAAAATATGGATGCGTTAGTCGGTAAACCGATGAAGGCGTTTATTTATCAGGATCACGAAGCGCATATTGCTGCACATACTGCGTTTATCCAAGATCCTATGATTGCCCAGACCATTGGACAGAACCCACAAGCTCAACAGATTATGGCTTCGTTGCAAGCCCATATCGCTGAACACCTTGGATTCCAATATCGTAAACAGATGGAAGAAAAACTTGGCGCACCGTTACCCGCACCGAATGCAGAACTGTCAGAAGAAGTGGAAGTAAATCTAGCACGGGTAGTTGCAAAGGCTGGAGCACAACTTTCGCAAGAGCATAAGCAAGAAGCGGCGCAACAACAAGCGCAACAACAAGCACAAGATCCGTTATTCCAGATGAAACAAGCAGAATTACAGCTTAAAGGTCAGGAAGAACAGCGTAAGGCTCAGAAAGATCAAGTTGATGCCCAACTGAAAGCAGGAGAACTTGAGCGTAAGACTAATAAAGATCAAGCCGATATGATGATAGAGGCTGAGAAACTTAAACTGGAAGAGCAAGAGTTGCAGATCGATGCACAAAAAGCTGGGGCTAAATTAGCTTCAGACCGAAGGAAAGACAACACCAAGCTGGATTTAGACATACTTAAAACCATGCAAGGTAGCAAAAAGGATAGGTAATTTATGGCTAAAACCGTCTTTGACGTGCTTAAAGATAAAATCGAGGAAGATAAAGCCTCTGCATTAGAATTTCTTGGTGGTGGGGGAGCTAAAGACTACTCTCAGTACTCAGAAGTAACAGGTTTAATTCGGGGTCTACAAACCTGTTTAGGATACATAGACGACCTCTCGCGTAATTATTTGGAAGATGACGATGACTGAAGCAGTAAAAGCGGTAGAAACTACCGACGAAGAGTTTGAAGCACAATTACCTAAACCGGTGGGTTATAGAGTATTGGTAGCATTACCTAATATCGAAGAAACTTTTGATGGCTCTGACCTTATAAAAGCAAACACGACTAAGCATCATGAATACATTATGTCCATAATAGGGCTTGTAGTGGAAATGGGTAGCGAAGCTTACGGGGACAAAGAAAGATTTTCTTCTGGGCCGTGGTGCAAAGAAGGTGATTATGTTATGTTTCGCGCCAATACAGGTACAAGGTTTACCGTAAATGGGCAGGAATACCGTTTAATGAACGATGACTCCATAGAGGCAGTAGTAGCTGATCCTCGTGGTGTACAAAGGGTATAGGGGGTAGAACATGGCGTTCCAAAAAGTAGAATATTCATTTCCAGAGGGCGAAGAGGAAGAGTCGGTGAACACAGATATAGAGATAGAGGATTCCGAAGCTATCGAAGTGGATATTTCTGGCAAGCTACCAGAACCTGAAACTAAGAAAGAGACGGTGGAAGAAGATTTGGATATAGAGGTGGTAGACGATACCCCTAAAGCAGATCGAAACCGTAAACCTTCAGAACCTCCGACAGATGTTACAGACGAAGAATTAGAACAGTATTCTGAAAAAGTCCGTAAAAGGATTCAGCACTTTAACAAAGGCTACCATGACGAACGCCGTGCTAAAGAATCTGCCCAACGAGAAAAAGATGAGTTAGAGCGTTATACCCAACGACTTATCGATGAAAACAAAGAGTTAAGGGGTAATGTAAACAAAAATCAGGAAGCATTGCTTGACCAAGCAAAGCAAACTGTAGCTGCTGAAGTTGAACAAGCAAAGCAAGAGTATAAAGATGCGTATGAAGCAGGAGACACAGATCGTGTAGTCGAAGCACAAGATCGGTTAACCAGTGCTAAACTACGTACTGATAAGCTGGACAACTTTGAATTTACGCCTTTACAGGAAGATGAAACTCCTGTACAAACGGAATCTGAAGTTCGTGATCCTAAAGCCAAAGCGTGGGCCGAAGCAAATCCTTGGTTTAGGGACAACAACGAAATGCGAGATGTAGCTGTAGCTATCCATCAAAGTTTGGTTAGGGAACAGATAGATCCGCAAAGTGACGAATACTATGAGAATATTAATTCTCGTATGCGGAAATTTTATCCAAATTATTTTGGGGAAAACGACGAACCGGAAGTTGGAAAACCGAAGCGACAATCTAACGTGGTTGCACCCGCTACGCGGAGCACAGCACCTAAAAAGGTGAAACTAACGCAAACACAAGTGGCCCT